TTAGGCGTCCGGTTTGACAACCTTTGTGCGCCGTTTGTTCAATTCAGCATTCAGATCCTTGACCATGCCTCTCATTTTCGGGCGCAGATCCGCGCCCTTGGCGTAGTGCCTGGCCATCTCGATTGTCTTCTGTCCGAGGGCGTCTGCGATATCTCGCTCGCTGCGGCCCATCTCTCTCAGGATCACCGCAACCGTGTGCCGAAGACCGTAGAGGGTCAGCCCTGATCCGATCTGGCCGTCCCTCTCGAGCTGCAGCCGGACCTTGCGCCACGAGGCCCGAAAGCCGCTGTCAGTCCACGGTAGGCCCGAGGAATTGGCGCACAGCGTAATCGCCGAGTGGGTTGGGGCCTCGCTCAGGATCTCGATAAGCGGGGCCGGGGCCGGCCAGAAAACGGGCTCGCCAGTTTTTGATCGGTTCGTCGCAATCTCTCCATCCCGGTAGAAGGAACGAGGAAGGGTGAGCGCATCCTTCGGGCCCAAGCCGGTGAACATCATCAGGGCAATGGCCGGTTTCATGTGTGCCGGCACGGCGGCAAGAACAGCCTCTCGCTCGCTGTCGCTCCAGGGGCGATTCGCGTCCGGTGTGCCGCGAGCACGGCGAATACCTTTGATCTTCTCGGCTGGGTTAGCCTTGATGTGGCCGCGCTCGGCGCCCCAGGCGAAGAGAGTCGAGAGGAATGACCGCGTGTAGTTCGCGAATCGCCGGCCTTTGCTCAGCGCCTTGTCCCGGATCCGGACCACATACGGGCGGTCAAAACGGGCTAGGGACACGCCAGAGAGCGGCGAAAGATAGTCCAAGATCCGCTGATAGTCGGCCTTGGTCCGAGGAGCCAGGTCGAGAAAAGCGGGGCTGGCACGATATTCAGTCACGAGCAGGCCGAACGTACCTGGCCTCGGAGCTGTCGCTTTTACGAGCTCTGCGATGCGGTTGCACTCCGCAAAGAACTCCGCCGATCCAATCGGGGCCTTGTCCAAATCAACTGGCGTCCGGGTCTTGCGATGATAGCACCGCCATTTGCCGTGCCTGTCCTTGAAAATCTGGAAGCCTTTGACACGAATGATCGTCATCCCAGCCTCTCGATCGCGGCATCTGCCTCGTCGAGTGTCCCGCCCTTGAGCTGATCGAGCCATCGGTCGAGATCCTGCACGTCAAAGCGGCGGTCGCCGTTGGGGAAGCGCACCGCGGCCACCGGGCACTCGATTTCGAAGCGCTTGATGGGGCGGCCACAGTGGTGTGCGGCCTCGGCCTTCGTCAGCATCCGCTTGGGAATCACGTTCAGCTGAAGCGTTGCGCTGGCCATGATCCGTCAGGCCTCCTCTTGCATCCGGGCTTCTGCGACCCAGCGGCGCTTTGCTCTACCGGGGCGCTTTGCCAAGCCATCGCGCACCATGAGATCAATCGGATTGACCCAGACAAACGTTCCAGATCGCTCAGTCTCAAACCCGCAGGCTGAGTTGAACACCAGCTCATGCATCGGAGTGTCGTTGTCGAACCGGCGGACGACGGCATGGCTTTGGCCTGGCCGGAGAATCAGAATGGTTTGGCCACTTGGGAAAAGTTCGCCCGGGAGTCTCTGCACCCCATGATTCTGCCATTCAGCCGGATCTGCCTCGTCGGAGAAACAGAGAGCAGCTTCATAAGCTCGGACCGGATCGATGCCATTGCGCATCAGCTCGAACGCTAGTGCTATCTGGAGCGCACGCCGTAAGGTGATGTGATGGGGGCCACAGTTAAGCCCAGGCATGTCTGTGGCGCCAAGGAACCATTGGCGCTTATGCAGGTGAGTCTTGATGGTGTTTTCGGGCACGCCACAAATGCGCGCGACTTCAGTGATCCTGTACTTTGCGTCATCGAGCATATCTTCATCTCCCATGCTGTAGATTTGCTGTTAAGTCGAAATTTAATCAAGTGATTTCAAGAATTTACTCAAATTTGAGTAACTCACTCCTGAGTAAAACTAGATTTAAGCATTTGCTTCGCCTGTCGAATTACTTCACACAGCTCGTTGTTTAAAAAAATCAGTGCCTCCGCTCCTTCGTGGCTTGCGAAGGGCGAATCGCCCAAAATGCCCTCGCCGAAATCGGCGGCAATGATGCTGAGATTGTGCGCTCGGCAGATCAGAGGCTCTAACCGAAGAAGAGCAGCCGACGGATCGACAAAGCTCTCCTGTTCACGGTCCATGGGTCTCATGGCGTGTTGCTCCTGCAATTTCTTTCTATTTTCGACAGGAGTTATGTTTTCATATAGATTCTAGACAGTCAATTCGTTTTTCAACACGGCTTGCGTTTTCCGACAGATCTTCATACCGTAAAGCTATGACGCCAGCACAATGTCGGGCCGCACGCGGCCTCCTAAAATGGAACCAAGACGATCTCTCACGTGAGGCCGCGGTGAGTGTCGTAACCGTCCGGAATTTCGAGAATGAGAAGTCCTCGCCTCAGCGAGCGACTATCGACGTCATGCGGAGAGCTCTAGAGAGCGCCGGCGTCGAATTCATCCCCGAGAACGGGGGTGGGGCCGGAGTGAGACTTAGAAAGGGGCAAGCAGATGAGTGACAACCCGAACAAGCGCGCGCCAAATCCGGGGATGATGATCTCGACCAGCGGTGACGGTCGGCTGACTGTCGGAGACATCCGGGACGCTATCCACGATCTCGACAATGACGTTGAGATCGTTTTTGGAGGCACGATCGCCGGGGCAGAGCTATCGTTCTACCGCTTCAAATGGCGTGGCGACAAAGTGCTTCAGATCGAGCTGAATGAGAACTTTCCCGGGCCGGGAACGTACTCTGTGACCGTCCCCAAAGAATAATCCGCGGCCTATTCACCCATCTGGGGGTGATACCCCAGCTCCTCATTCGGAGCGTCCTTGGGCCAATATCCCTGGCCGGGGACGTTCAGGAACTGGTCTCGGTACCGCCAGAGAATCGTCCCGACGTTTTTTGCCTTGTCTTTGGCGACGAGTGCGACTCCACGGGACTCAATCGCCTCGGCGAGTTGACTCCGAGTCATCGGCTCGCCGTGATCGATCAGAATCGTCCGCGCCAGCTCGGCAATCTCGCTTGGAGTCGCGGAATTCCTTGGTCTGCCCCGTCTCCCAGAAGTGTCGGAGGAGCCACCGACCGTTACGGGAGATGTCTCCACTGGCCGAAGTCCTCTAAGTTTTTCATAGGCTTCGATGAAATCGTTTAGGATATCCAGCTCGACCAGCAGCTCTCTGCGACGGGCCAGAGCCTTCTCATAGTCGCTATCTGCCATGTCGAAAGCTCCACTCTGCGGACGCACGCTCTCGATGTTTCTAGGACCGCCAACTCAGAATTATAACGGAAACCGCAAAACGTGGTTAAGGAATCCTTAACGAGTCGGGTCTGAGGTTGACTTAAGTCCTGACTTGCCCTAAATAGGTCATTGACGCAAAAACGCCCCGCTTTGGGCGGGGCGCGTTCGGTGCACCGACCGGTGCACTGTCATACCTGATCGGCCCTTTGGGGGTCCGACGATACTTGCTTGGGGAAGCCTGTATCTAGGACACCTTTCGGCGCAGGTCAAGCATGGCCGAAAGGAGTATCCCTATGGCCTCCAGCAGCAAGCCGGCAAAGCCGGAGAAGAACACCGGTGTCATCTTCCGTCCCTACATCACCAAGAAGGATGGCACGGTCATCTGGGCCAAGCAGTATGGCCTGAAGGCGTTCCCGATCCCGGTCGGGTCCGACAACGATAACGACAAGAAGAGCTAAGAGCTCATGTCCTGCTGGGCACAGATCTGTGCCCAGCAGGACAGTCGCCTTCATGGATAAAATCCACAGGTATCAGGATACAGGATCATGGCTGTCTATATTATTACGTATGACCTTAACAAAGAGGTCGTGAGACCCAACATCGTCAAGAAGATAAAGGAATTCGGCTCTTGGGCTAGGCTTTCAGAGTCTTCCTATGCTGTCGAAAGCTCTTCATCTCCACAAGCGATTTACCAGAGCTTTGCGCCACTGCTCGATAGCAATGACAATCTATTTGTTATCACCCTGAGCGCCCCTTGGTGGGGGCAGGGGCCGCAGGACGTTCTCAACTGGCTCAAACAAAGGGTGAAGTAGCAGAAACCAGAGGGGCAGCCTGGCTAATGTAATGCCGCCGGGCTGCTGTCCTCTCGATGTTCGGCCCCTAAGCGGCCCTTTCGATTGTTGTTTCCCTTATTGCATCGATCCTCTCCCCGATCCGGTCCGGCCATCGCTTCAGGATCCGGGTTGTGATCTCGTCGCGCCTCACCGTCGTGAGCTGGCAGAAGCCGCCCACCACTCGGATAGGTTCGCCGCCGGCTGCTGGAGGCCAAGTCATTCCTCGCTGCTCCTCAATGATGCGGAGACCGTCCGTCTCCGGGTCGAGCTTCTCGAAGACGTCTACACCGCGGGCCCGCAGTCGGGCGAAGAGCTCCTCGCTGCCTGGGCTAATATATCCATCATCAGCCTGCGCAAGTTCCCAAGCAGGAATACCGTAGGTGTCGTGATTGCAGAGCAAGTACATCTCGGCACGGTCCCGACGCTCGGACCATCCTGCAATGATCAGATCAAAATGCGCCTCCAGAATGCCAGGCGAGAACTTACCTTGCGAGTGCTCGATGACCTTCCACACCTCAGCGGTGACACCCTCAACGAGGCCGTCAAAGGTTGTGAATGACTTGCTGATCTGCTCCGCATACAAGTGAAGGAGGCCGATGATGCCGCGCGCCGCCAGCACTACACTCAATGACGCAAGCGGAATGACCTTCTGCTCGATTGTGAGAAGTCTGCCGTCCGGCGCATATCCTGCCCCATCGGTGAGGACGTGCACTGCATCGGGCCGGATGAAGACGTTGATTGCGGTCATGTGAGTTTTCCTTTTGGAATGAGAGGAAGCAGGCTCCGCCCGCTACAATGCCTGCGGCGATCACCTTTCCGGCAATGGAGGTGGCAGACGCACTCAAGCCCAGAGCGCCGCCGAGAGTGGACGCCAATGGGCCTGCGAGGTAAGGCGCCGCTACGGCTAGGGCGATCATGGCCACAGCCGCGCCGATGGCCTTGCCGCCGCCGCCGCCGCCACGCATTGCCCCGCCGAGCGGCAGATAGGTGATCACCACGACATCGTCGGGACCGACCAGCGTCTTCGACCAGTCTTTGCGCAGTCGGACGGTCTCGTCGTTTGGCGCCAACTGCTCGAGCGCAGAGCAGCGACGGTGCACAGACACGATGGCTGGCCTGCCAGACACGCGACGGCGCGCGACAGTGCTCAGGCGCCGGCGCCTACGATCCAGCGTCTCGGGCAGCCGGAAATCCTCGCCTACGTCGTTTCTATGGAGGATGAGAGTCATGGCTATCCTTAGAATGTCAGATTACCAGTAGGCCCATCGGACGCTCGTCGACGTCCTCGTAGATCGACAGCCCGCCTCCGCCCGCGTCTGCACGGCCGATTGCCATGCCAGCGGCCACGATGGCGTCGATGGCCTGTGTGCTCTTGCGCTTCGACAGGTACGGCAAGCCCGTGTCGCCGTAGATCGGCACCGCGTTCTGCACACACCAGCGCAGGATCGGGTTGCCGCCATGACGGAACCGACGGGCAATGATCGCCTTCTGCAGCTCGTTGTAGTACGGCCCCATGATGAGCGGCTTTTGGGGACATTCGACCGCAGGCAGATCGTCCGCGATCAGGTTGCCCATGATCTTCGCCGCGAACTTTGGGTCGAAGGCGACCTCCCGCACATCGTAGGTGGCGTACAGGTCGCGGATCTTGGCCTCAATCACGGCATCATCGATCAGGTCGCCGGGGATCACGGTCAGGTATCCGTCGTCCTTCCACTGCTGCCAGGGAATGTCCGGCAATTCCTGCGCACGGCGCTTGAAGGCCGTCTCCGGGATGAAGCACCAGCACAAGACGTCAAAGCCGCCACTGCTGTCAGGGAACGCCGCGACGATGGCCGTTAGGTCGTAGCTCTTCGACATGTCGACCGCGATGAAGCATTCCCGTCCCTCGAGGGCGTCCTCGTCGATCGGGCCGGCGGCCTCGTCATAGATCGCCATCTCGATCCAGCCGGAGGCACTGCCATCGGCCCAGACATTGAGATGGGTCTGCTTGAATCCCTCCCGCAGCTTCGGAAGTTCACGGGCAAGCCGTGCCTCGGCCCGCAGCTCGTCCAGATCCGGGAATCCTTCGTCCAGGCCGGGATTAACCAAGCGCCACAGCTCCTCATCGTCCCAATCAGCCTTTGCATCCGCTTGGAACAGGATCGGCAGGAACGAGGGGTCCTTCGTCGGGTCGTTGTGGCATCTGAGGGCATACTGGAAGAGATCCCAGCAGATCCCCTCCGGCCGCTCGCCCGCCGTGGTGATGACGATCGTCAGGGAGCCGGGCGTCTTCGAGGCGCCCGTCTTCAGAGCATTCCAGAGGGAAAAGCCGCGCCACACGTGGAGCTCGTCCGCGAGCACGAAGGAAGGCGTCTTGCCGTGCTGCGCATCGCCGTCGGCCGAGATGGCGACGTAATTGCTCTGGCTCTTCTTGTGCTCAATCCGGTTCTTGGTGTCCCGGAGGCGGGTTGCATTCAGAAGCCGCGGATCAGCGCGGATCATGTCCGCCGCCTCGTCGAAGGCAAGGCGGGCCTGTGTCCTGTCGCTGGCGGCCGAGACAACCTGTCCCCCGGGGCGCTGCTCCGGCCCGATGGTGTGGCCGAGGGCAAGGACGGACGCGAGCGTGGTCTTGCGGGCACCTCGAGGCAGGAGAGCGAAGACCGTTTTCACCTGGCGCTTTCCGCTCTCATCGGACGGTCCATAGATCCGCTCGACGATCCGGCGCTGCCACTTGGATTTCAGGGGCCGCTTGTCGTTCGCGTCAGCTTTTGGATGCTGCAACAGGTCCGCAAATTGGAGCATCCTCTTAGCGCGGCCGTGCGGGTCCGGGATGGGGCTGTCGTCAAATACCCAAGTCGGAATAAGGGTCGTCATAGCCCTCTTCTCCCTCGGGTGGCTTGCCTGCCTTCATGCGAGAGGCGGGCGTGAGGCCCAGCTCCGCAGCAAGGCGGCGCTGCTCTGTCAGTGCCTGAAACATGGTCTGAAAGGCCGGATGGCGCTTCGTGCCCGTGTTCGTCTCCACGGTGTCGCCCTCCCTGGCGATCGTCGCCTGCGAGCGGCGGACGGTCCCGGCCGCGAGGCAGTACGCCTCAACCGTGCCCATGTCGGTGTCGGTGAGAACCTTGCGCTTGATCAAGCTGGGAAGGATTCGCTTCCACTCGTCCTTGGCCTCATCAGGAAGCCATGCAGGCGGGCGCGGGACCTTGGAGAGCCCACCCTCGATCGCGTGCAGGTTCGGCTTGCGACCGCGCATCACACCGCCTTCCGACCGAACGCACCCTCGCACCGGATGGCTTTGCGAGCATTGCAGATGCGGTTGTACGGCTGCCAGTTGGAGCGGCTCCAGAACAGGCGCTTGTCACCTTTGTGAGCTTGGATGTGGTCCACCATGTCAGCTTTCCGGCCGCAGCCGCAGGCGCAGGACTCGTTCCCTGGCAGAGCGAGAAAGGCCTTGCTCTCCTTCTGCCATTTCGTGTCGTAGCCGCGTTCGCGGGCAGACGGACGGCGCGCATCCGCCTCGCGCTGGGACTTCACCTTGCAGGCGCAACGCTCCCCCACCGTCACCACAGATCCGCAGCTACAAATCCGACGGCGCATCAGCCCACCTCGACAGTGCGATGGGACGAGAGCAGAAACAGGACGTCGGACAGGTAAGAGGCCACGCCATCGACGGCGCCAACCCAATAATCGGTTCGACCGATACCATCGACCTGCTCAGATCGGACGGCCGGGTCTCGCGCCCGCGTCAACCACAGGGTTTTTGCCGCCTGAAGAGCCGCCTGCTCGATCTCGGCGGGCAGGTTGGCTCCCTCCTCTCCAGGAAGGACATACCCGGCCACATAGGTGAGTTGCGTCCTGTCTCCGGCCGTGCCGAGCCGGCGGCCATAGACAATCCCAGCATCCGGATCGAACGTGAGATCCGCCGTGTCCTCCACCTGGTCGCCGATGGTCAGGCTGATGATGCTCGCAACAGGATAGCGGGATAGGAGAAGTTCCCGAGGCGTCACACGGTGCCGCCATGCCTCCCGAACCGTCTCGCGCCCGAAGGTACGCCCGCAGTAAGCCGCGATCGCCGCACTGACCCGATCAATGGCCGCCTGCATTGCAGCGTCCCACTGATCCTCCGGAAGTCCCAGCTCCGTCCCAAGAGCCTCCAGGGTCGTGAGCCGTCGGCTCTGAGCTGGGGTGATGATCTCGATCATGGACGCTCTCAAGCCGCTGCGCCGCGCCGATGGCCGAGGATGGCCATGATGGCCATACCTGTGCCCTTCGTGCTCTTGCCCTTCGGCGCCAGGGAGAGGCGCACATAACGGCGCTGGCCCGTGGTGCCTCCGGTGTAGCCGAACGGAGCATCAAGCCCGACCTCGCCCAGCACATTGTCCGGGCGCACGAGTTCCCATTCTTTGCCGTCGTCGCTGTGCTCGATGGCGACATTGAAGCCGCCGGAGCTGCCGCCCTCTGCCATGGAGACGGCGAAGGTGAGCGAGTCATAGCCTGCCGTATCGACGGCCTTGCCCTCGGCCTTGCCGGAATAGACACCCGGCTCGATCACAGGGGCCACTTTGATGTTGCTGCGATTGTCACGCATGGGCTGTTCTCCTGTGAGGGGAAGCGGCCTTAGGAGGCCGCCACCTTCACCTTCACGAAGCGGTCAGGATGGGTGACGTCACCACCCACGCGCTTGCGGGCGTGGAAGGTCGTGATGCCGTTCCGGGCGCGGGTGTAGGGATCGCGCAGGACGGAGAGACCGATGCGGTCCACGATGCGGTAGCCGGACCAGTCACCGAACACGATCGGGAAGGCTCCGGCCGCGACGTCGGGCATGTCCACCGCCTCGATGATCGGACGGCCCAGGAGGGTCGACGGAGCGCCTTCCGTGACGGGGTTCATCAGGAGGTAGCGGCCCTGTCCGTCCTTCCATTGGCTCATGAGGCCCATGGTGTTGCGGTTCATCAGCCAGGCGCCGCGCTGCGCATAGGCCGACGGCAGGGCATAGAACGCCCGCACGATCACATCAGCCGGATCCGTGGTCGGAAAAGCCGAGGCTGCACCCGTCAGGATCTCGGGGATACCCGTCGCCGTGAGGATGCCGCGCGGCTGTTTGGTACCCGTGCCAGCGACGAAGGCCGCGCCCTCTTTCTTGCCGAAGGACTCTGCATAGTCGAGCCGGAGCTCTTCCTCGAGGTTGTAGGCGTTGTCCTCCAGGAGCTGGTTCGACACCTCCGTGAAGGTCGCGAGTTCCCATGGCGTGAGGCTCATCTGGTCGAAGACAGGCTCAGAGGCCGTGCGGTCCTCGATCTCATCGACCCAAAAAGCCGACGTGCCGGAGACGCGGCGGGGATAGCGGATCTCAGGACCCGTGATCTGCACCACGCGGGCGTAATTCCGGATGGGCGAGAACTCGACCATGTTCTTGAAAAGCTCGGTGCCGATGGTCTCGGGAGCGAGGTAGCCGGCCGAAGGATCGTTGGCGACGGTGAGAGTCTTCACCTCGTCCGGGGCCATGCGCTCGATGCCACGACGGAGGAAGGACTCGAAGGCCTTACGCTCCTGGTCGTCATCGGTCTTCGCGGACCCGCCGCCGGGTCGATTGAGCTTCGTCTCCAGCTCATCCGCGCGGTCCTTCGCGGCCTTCACCTCGTTCTGCAGACCGGAGATCTTCTCCTCGAAGGTGGATTGAAGCCGTTCGATGGCGGTCGCGACATCGGCCGGATCGCCCTCCTCCTTCAGTTCAAGGCCTGCGCTCTTTGTTTCGAGCGGCAGGGCAGCGTCCGCACAAGAGGCCAGCAGTGCAAGTTTCGAGTAGTGTCTCATTGGAGATCCTCACAGTGAGCGGAGCGCCGCCGTGGCGCGGTTCAGAGCGGCGACAATGGATCGGGCCCGCTCGGTTTCTTGCTCGCCCTTGACCGCGCTCACGGTCGCGTCGGGGAGCATGGGGAAGGTCACGATGGAGATCTCCCGGAGATCCACCTCATCGAGGTAGCGAATGCCCTTCTGGCGATCGATGGTGTCTTTCAGGGTGCGGTAGCCGATGGAGAGGCCATCCAGGGCCCCTTCCTTCATCAGCGCGTAGGTCTCGGCGCCCTTTACGGTGTCGCGAATCAGGCGGCCCTTCACATGCAGGCCCTTACTGTCTTCGGAGATGGCCAGCCACACGCCGATAGGCTCGTCCATGAAGTGCTGCCGAAGCATCTTGATCTTGTTCGCCGGGCGCGCCTGGAGGGACTTCGCAAAGGCGCCCTTGCGCACCACGTCGCGGCCCAGGTCGACCTTGCCCCAAAGGCTTGCATAGCCCTCGAATTCGCCGCCGTCGGATACGGCCTTGGTGTCGAGTTCAAGCGCAAAGCCGCTTTCGATCTTCATTCTTGAGGCTCCTCAGGAGGGGTTTCCGAGGCGGCTTGCACGTTCGGGTTGATGAACTCGTCGCCGCCTTCGTAGGGCGGGCGGTTCTCCATGGCACGAGCCTCGTTCGGGTTGATCACCCGGGATGTGATGAGCTGCTGATAGGCGGACGCCCGGGCCGCGAGATCGGCGCGCTGGAAATCGTCCACCAGGAACTCGGCAAAGAACTTCTGCCGCTCGTCCTTCGTGAAGACAGCACGGCGAAGGGCACCTTCCCACTGCTTCAGCCAGGGCATGAGCGTGTAGGTGAGGAAGACCCGACCCATCTCTTCCGAGTTCGACCAGGTGGCGCGCCCCAGCTCCATCAGGAGGTGCGGCGGGACGCGGAAGATGCGGGCAATCTGCTCGATCTGGAACTTCGACAGCTCCAGAAACTGCATGTCGACGGAGGAGAAGGACAGGGGCTCAAAGGTCATGTCCTCCTCGAGGACAGCCGTACCGCCTGCGCTTCCACCGGAATGGGCCGAGTTCCAGGCAGCCCGGATGCGGGCCACCGCCTCTTTCGAGAGCTTCCCGGACAGCTTCAGGACGCCGCTCGGGCGGCCTCCTTCACCCAGGAGCCGGGCTGCATACCGCTCCTGCGCAATGGCAATGCCGATGGCCTCGGCTGCGAGCTTCACAGGGCTCTTGCCAAGGATGCCGTCAGTGGAGAGGCCGCGAATATGGATGATCTGGTCGTAGCTGAAGATCCTCTTCGCCTTGCCTTCCGTCAGTACGTAGCGAGGCACCGCTCCATCCGTCTCGATCGTGACGGCGGTCGGGTTGAGGCGGATGATCTCCCGGACGGTACCGCCGACGCGGTTCACGAACCCGTAGGCATTGCCATGCAGGAGGGCATCCGTCTGGAGTTGGAGCTTCAGATCGTAGGCGCTTTGCCACTCGTTCGCGTCGTCGTGCAGGAGACCATAGGCTGGGTGATACGTGCCGCGTTCCTTCGTGCCGTTCTCGCTGCGCTGGTAGGTGATGAGGGGGAGCTGCGCGACGGCCTCGGCAATGACGCGGACCGCACAGGCGACAGCAGGAACCCGAAGGGCGTTCTCGATTGAAACAGTAACGCCGGAGGACGTACCAGGCAGGGCACCGAAGAGGGCAAGAAGTTCATCACTCGGAGCAGCAAGCGTCCAGCTTTTCGCCTCCTGCTCGTCAGTCTTCTTGCGGCGCCACTGAAACATAATCTCTCCAAGATTAGAGCGATTATGTGACTAGAAGCCTTGTTCTATAAGGGTTTGAGCTTCACGTACTGCGGTCAACATAGGCCAACTGCGGACATACCCTTTGATGAAATGCTCAATTTCCATTGTGTCTCGCGTCGTGGACCCCGGATGGTCCCGCCCCCTACGGCCGAAGTCTGAGACCTCCCCGGGGTCACTGCCCCTCGACGTCAGGCTCCCAGGCCCCGCACCAGTCATCCGTCCAGACCGCTGGCCAGATGCGCCATCCTAGATCCATGTCGTCCGTTTGGAGGCGAGGTGGAGCAGCGCGGCACTCACCGGCTCGGCAGGGCTCGCCAGCCAGCGTGAAGATCTCGTGGACCGACGTGAGCCTGTCGTGAAAGAAGCGACAGGTCGAGCAACGTCGTTCATGCTCTTGATCAAGCATGTTCAACTCCTGAATGGTGTTGAGCGATAGATGTCTATTCTTCGTCGTCTTGGACGAATGAGCGCTTCAGGCGAGCGAGATCAGAAGCGGGCATCGTGAGTGGCGATGTGCGGCCGTTGACCTTGTGGGCCTGAAGAATGCCCTTGGCATTCCACCTGCGGACAGTCCGCTCGGAGACGCCAAGGCTCTTCGCAATCACTTTAGCAGAGCGGACGAGGCGATCGGTGCTCATGAACGATCAGTCTCCTCCGCCGAGTCTTCGCCTCTCTGTGAGAGCGGGATTGGCACGCCATAATGCATGGGATCCACAAGCTCGCCTGTTTCCGGGTTCTGCGGGAATTCCACGTGAACTAGAGCGCGGCCGGCCCTCTGCTGGAGCTGGCTGGCGAGTGCCTGAAGATCTAGGACGAGTACAGGCCCGGCGACCCTCGGATCATCCGACCACCCATCGAAAGCCTTGTCCAAGGACTCGTGCCAGACGTGCTGGTCGTTGGCCCACCAGATGAAGTATCGAGCCGGGATCACTCTCGGGAAACCCTTCAAACTCAGGATCTGACGGGCCAGCCAATTACCGCGTTCGCTCCATGCCGGATCGTAGGACTTGGACCACTCGGCAAGTTTTCCGTCGTCGGCAGCTGCCCTTCTCAGCAATTCCTCCATCTCAGGCGAGATTTCCCTTGAGGGCCGGAACTGAGGCGGGCGCCAATCGAGAGTGCGGTGATGATCGCCTTCGTAGGCATCCACCCACTTCAAGGCATGCCATGCGATACCGCTGACACACCAAGGAATGACCTCCTCGGTGAGCTGAGGGCCAATTCCTCGAGATGCGAGCAGCCCGCGAGCCATCAGGCCTGCTAGATCGAACATATCGAAACGGGCATGTTTCTCCAGGGTCGGGAGATACCCCCGACGCCGCCAATCCCGCTGAAGAGCGGTGCTGACCCCGGTGATCCGTTCGGCCTCGGCCGGGGTGAATGTGGTGAAGGTGTATTGCGCGGCCATTCGTGAGATATGACACGATTTAGGGAACGTGAGAAGCCTCACGATTCATCAAACTGCGGACAACTTCGGACATTCGCCACATAGTTGCGCAACTCTCTTTCAAGACGGTGACGCGATGACGCATTGTGACGCGTGTTTGGGGTTTACCCTCACGTGACATGCGCGCGTACGCGCGTGAGCGATAATGGGAATACGCGTCACAATCCGTCATGCGTCATGCTCGGAAGGTTGAACCACAGCGCACACAGCACACACAGCGCACTTTTCCATATGAATGGAATCTCTAGAAAATGCCGGATTATTGGTTCTATTGAGAAATGCGCTGTGGTGCGCTGTGCGCTGTGGTTCTTCATGCTCGTCCCCACGGCCGATTGCCCTTCCAATCCATCGGAAGTCGTTTCCACCCCAGCCGCTCCAAAGCCGCCGCAATACGCCGCTGATCGGCCGTTCCAATGCGCGGGGTCTCGATGTGCAGGCCATCCCGCGCCACTTCTCCGATCGTCACCCTCGATTTCCCTGTGAGGTACTCAGAGATCATCTCTTCCCAAGCGTCGGCCTCGAAGCGCGCCTCCTGCTGCGGCTTGATGTGCTCCTGCTCGAAAGCATCATCTGGCCACCATGGCGCCCCGGCGCGGTACATCTTCACCGCCTCGGCAAAGAGTTGGTCGCGATCGCGGCTAAGGGCGTCTGTGTCCACCTTGCCCACCTTCACAGGCCAGTAGCGCCGACCGCCCGTCTCGTCCCGCAGGTACGTCGACTTGTTCGTGGTGCCGATGAACACGCACTGACGAGGCTGGATCACCTCCTTGCGCCCATAGCTCGGCCTGTAGCGCTCCACGGGGCGGCTGATGAAGGCCTTGAGGGCGGCATCCTCGGCCCGGCTCATGGCGGACATCTCCGCGATCTCGATGAGCCACTTGCCCGGCAGGTGTTGAAACACGTCCTTGCCAGTCGTGATGTCGGGCAAGTTGTCGGAGAACCATTCCCCGCCCAGGATGGCGCACGCGGTCGATTTCCGAGCGCCCTGCGGCCCTTCCAGAACCATCATGTAATCTGCCTTGCAGCCGGGCTTGAAGATCCTGGCCACCATGGCGATCATGAACATGGCGCCGATGCCGTCGGTGTAGGGGCCCTTCTCCGCCCCCAGATATTGGCTCAGCCAGCCGTGGAGCCTAGGCTGCCCGTCCCAGGTCAGGGCGTTGAGGTAGTCGCGGACAGGATGGAAGGCGAGCTCGTGCGCTCGCATGTCCACAGCCTGGTGCACCGTGTCCTTGCCGATCTTCGGCAGGCCGTTGGTCTGTAACCACTCCTGTAGCGTGCCCACGTCCACATCGGTCACAGGCCTCGTCTCGCCGCTCTGAAACCGCAGGAGAGGCGCGCACAGCATCTCGTCATAGGCGAAGGCGTCTTTCAGATCCGGAGCGCTGCGCAGCGCAATCATGACGTTGGCGAGGTTCGCGATGGGATTCGCGTTGTCGTCCAGCAGGCACCTGTCAATCCACCGCGGATCGCCCTCCGGCGGCACCTCGCTCTTGGGCCGCCATTGCTGGTGGCTTTTCTGCCGGCGGGCTCCGCCGCCGCTCCCCGGTTCCTGCTCGGGGATCTCGCGCGGATTGTCGTAGCCCGCTGTAAGCCCGCTCTCGATCGTGGCGAGGACGGCTTGCTCGCCATCCTCCTGAACCAGCCCACAAGAGGTCGCGGCGCGCAAAAGGCGTTCTTTGATCTCGTCGATGGAAAGATAGCCGGCGCCGGCCAAAGTGCCGAGATTGAATGCCGAGACGTTTAGCTGGTTATTCCTCCCGCCAGGGCCGGCTGTCGCCACTGCGGCACATTCCTCATTCAGGGCTCGCGCGAGGTAGCGCTCCAGACGGGATTTTTTGGCTCCCGTCTTCTTACCGTGCGCCCTGAAGTCAGCGTGCACGACGTTCTCGTCAGCGTCGGCCTGTGGCGGCAGGAGCAGGGCATAGAGCCAATCCGGTGCATCCGCGAAATGGAAGTAATCGAGCGGCTCGACGATGCTGTAGGCTCGGCCATCGGCCCTCTGTGAAGGTGGCACAATGATATAGCCGCCTTCACCCCTCACATTGATGCCGGAGCCCTTGAGCAGGCCTTCCTTGTTCGAGACAGGCCGTTTCTCGTCCCATCGGAACAGGACGTGCAGCCCGCCGCTCGGTGACTCGTGGGAATGGGTATGGACCGCTCCATGCTCGGCAAGCAGCGCCTGCCACCGGGCGAAGCCGTCGGGCTCTCCGGGCTTCTCCGGCACGTCAGGGTCGAGGGCAAAGACGCCGGAGGCCCGGCCCATGGGGACACCGATCATGGCCTTCGGCCACTGCGTCCACCAGGTGCGGATCTGGGTAGGGTCCGTGCTCGCGTCCTTGAATCCGTTCCGGGTCAGTGGATGTTTGTTCAGGTTACAAGGAAACACCGGCCATCCCCGCTCAGCATAGGCGAGGGCGTGCTCAACCACCGGCTCGGCTGGATCGAGGGCGGCATGAACGTTCATCATGCCACCTCCCAGCCAAAGAAGTGGCCTTCGTCATTGAAAAGCCCGCGAAGCCTTGTCAGCGGTATCCTTCTTTGGGTAAGATCGCCCTTGGAAGTGTTACCTCGCTTCTTGACCAGATCACCGCCGTTCCGGGGGCCAGCCGGTGCGGCGGTTTTCTTTTGCGCAGGAGGCGGCAGGTTTGACAAAACCCCGCTAAGCCTTTGATTGTTCGTCGGCGGGTTTACAGCCGTGAACGAGCTAAGTTCTTGAACTGACTTGCGTAACCTTGGCTTCCTAAACCGAAGGTCGGAAGTTCGAGTCTTCCCGGGATCGCCAGTTTCCTCTTCGCGTCATTCTTCAGCGCAGGCCGATCCTGCAAACGCCTAGAGCTGTTTTGCCTTGCGTGGAATCATCTCTCTTCTTGTGTCGTGCCGCATTTTTTGACGGCGAACCGGATCCACTTCGCCGAAAAAGGCTCAAGGCGAAGCTTCTTGAGACGAACTGCAGAACATTGATGGCTTCGTCATGCGCGTGAAGCCGCCATTGGGCGGCTGCCCAAGCCGGCAGCAGAGCGAACTCCTCGCGCAAAATTACGCATTCATGAGCCCAAGATCCAGTGCAAATTGATCTTGTTGAGGGCCTTCGAAACAGCGCTTCATACAGTTTGTAAATTCTATAGTATATAATTGTTCTAAACTGGAAGTTTTTCATTGAAATAATTATAAAACATAGTATTTGACTCGAATTCATCTGCTCTGTTAGGCGCAGCCCATCATCGTATTGGGGTCTACGTCATGAAATTTCCTCTCGCGTTGCTGGCATCGTCAGCGCTCACGCTGGTCTCGGCGAGCGCGTTCGCTCAATCGGGCGGAGTGCCGGCCATCGAGCTGGAGGAAATCGCCGTCCAGGGGCAGCGAGCCGATCAGACCGGCGCGATGACGGCCAACGGCTACGTGGCGACCTCGGTGCGAAGTGCGACGAAGACGGACACGCCCCTGCTCGAGACGCCGCAATCGGTCTCGACCGTTACGCAGAAGCAGCTCGAGGAGCGCAAGCCTCAGGCCCTGCTCGATGCGGTGTCCTACACGCCCGGCACCTTCGTCGGCGGCTATGGGTTCGATCCGCGCTACGACGCCTTCTCGATCCGCGGGATCGACGTCACCTATACGGGCGTGTTCCGTGACGGGTTGAGGCAGGGCAACAGCCCGAACGGTCTCTGGCGGCTCGAGCCTTACGGGCTCGAAGGCATCGCTATTCTGCGCGGTCCGGCGGCCTCCATCTATGGCGCCAGCAGCACCGGGGGCATCGTCGACCTGATTTCCAAGCGCCCCACCTTCATTCCTTTCCACGAGGTGGAGGTCCAGACCGGATCCTATGGCCGGCTCCAGGGCAATTTCGATCTCTCCGGTCCCATGACCTCCGACAACACGCTCTTCTACAGGCTCACCGGCCTCGTGCGCGAGGCGGGCACCGAGATCGATGCGATCAAGGACGACCGCGTCTTCATCGCGCCGGCCTTCACATGGAAGCCGAATGATGCGACGACCCTGACGCTGCTCGGCGAATACATGGATTCCACGACGGGCGGCACGGCCGCCTATGTGAACGATTACGGCCCTTACATCGACGCTCAGGGCAACATCACCTACAAATCCGTCGGCGCGACGAAAATCTTCGCCGGCGACGAGCGCTACAACGACTTCCGCCAGAAGCAGGGTCGGATCGGCTACGAATTCGAGCATCGCTTCAACGACATGTTCGCGCTGCGCCAGCGCATGCGCTTCTCGGCGCTCGGCACGAACCAGGAATATGTCTATGTCGGCACGCCCGGCCTCGTCCGGGAGAACAACTGGGGCATCGTCAGCGATACCAGTCTCGAAAGCCGCGTGAGAACGGGCGATGTCGACCACACGATTCTCGCCGGATTGGATGTGAGCCATCTCCGCTACCGCTCGAAGGAGGGCTATGGCGGCGTGCCGGTGGGCAAGGATCCCGAGCTTCTCTCCCATTCGCGCCAATCCCAGACCCTCACGGGCATCTACATCCAGGATCAGCTCAAGTGGCAGAACTGGCGGCTCACCCTCGGCGGCCGCCAC